GGCACGCATACCATCAGAATGCTGCGAAGCTAGCAAGCCCTCATAATCATCGGGGGCACTCTTTTCTGTCTTTATGGACAAAACCGAGGCTAGTGTTTCTGTATACTGAAATCGACGATTCCAGCGTACAGTAGCAGATCTGAACGACAGCACGTCACTCGGGGGCCAATGATATTGGCTCCCCTCTCGAAAAGTGATTAATCTTTTCGGGAGTCTGTAAAGAAGAGTGTCGTGCACATAACGCATAATACAATTTTTGGTATTATGCATATGGGTGTCATGCAATGCACGCGCTACGACTTGTAAGTTCGGTATATCTTTTATACCGAGCTTGAATAGGTTCCCACGAAAGTAGGAAACCGAAACATCGTAGTGCGTATTGCCATTTACTCCAAATAGTAATATGTCCGTACCGCAAGTTTCTCGAAAGAAACCATTGGAACAACACTTACTATCATTAGGGACTAGGCCGGCCTTGACAAGACCAGACATAACAGTTTTATAGTTACGTCTGTCTATAATAAGGTCGTCACCATAGACGCTAAAGTGGGTATTGCGTCTCTCACTGAAATGAAGAACGAGTGCATAATGCACCAGTGATTCAATCGGAAAGCAGAGCGCGCTACCCATAGGGGCAAATGATCGAATCGGAATGGTCGATTGACCGTCCGACATGAACCTCGATCGTAATGAGAAAAGGAGTTTACGCCAATCGTCCGGAAGAATATTCCAGACGAGACGGCGTGAAATCATATCAGATGCGTCAGACAAGTCAATTGTCGAGCACGCATATGATGCTTTAAGCATTACGTCGGTATGTTCGTCTTGAGAGACGAACTTAATGCAATTAGCAGAATTTGAATTAAGTCGAGACATTAGCAAGCTAACTATCGACTGTTGCAAATACTGCATGGTGCACGGTTCACAAGAGATAACGCGATTCTTCCTGAGGTCTTTTGGGACCTCGACATACCTAGTAATAGGATGAGGAAGGAACGTTAGTTCTTTTCGATTATGCAGAATATGGCGTTCATTGAAAAACAGCAGCGAGATACCGCCGGCATGATCAAGTTGAGGATAGTAATTATCTAACCTCCATTTGTCAAGCCCGCGATACCCCTCAGCTACTGCTCCCGGACCATGTCGGCCAGGGAGATCAAGAACGGTGGATGGACAAGGTCCAAGTACGCGTGTACAGATAGCCCTCAGGCTATCCAAGTCGAATTTAGTAAGAGCATGTGTCTTTTGCGCGGAAATCCGCGCAAAGGCACTATCTTTTACTTCCTCCGACGGCGTAATGGATTTACTCTTCCAAAAGAGCCGGTAAGCTTGCCTAAGGTCTTTAACAAGACCAGGGCTTGCGTCGGGGTCAACGACCAATCCGCAAAGATTGATCGTGTAGCCCGGACCGCTCCAATGAATGAGGTCCAATTCATATGACGAAATAAGGGATATAATTTCCTTAAGATTGTCTCCATATAAACATCCTCTGTAAATAGCTCTGAGTGAACTATATACAGGCTTGAGCTGTCGTTGTGATATCGTGTATTTCTCACGAATATCAGATAGTACGCTCGTTACTAGCCCGTGTATGGGACAGGTTTCCTCCGGCGGAGCCGGGTATCGTTTAGAACGATGCATAGGTAATCCTCCTAGCGGCCTACATAAGCCACAAAAAGCGTATTACGGTGTAATACCGTCGATTAACTTCGCATAAGAACCAGCTGAATCCAGATAGTTCTTAGCGTATGCCCATAGATCAGCCATTACCGTGTCATTGACTAAGTCATGACGAGGAACGCTGAGTTGGACAGACACAACCGCAGTTACGGTACCGTAGTCTGCACTAGTCACAGTCTGAAAGACTTTGATTAGATGACGATCGGTACCTAGCTGGCCAGCGGGCTTTACTGTATGTTGTACAGAGAAGCCTAATGGAAAAGCTAGGGATGTGTCGGGATCGACGTACGTTGAGAGACCATTTGATTGGTCTCTTAACAAGAACGTATTGTTCGCAGCAGCCGAATCGGCTAGTGTGACGCTTGATGTGGCCATGAGGGCCTCCTATGATAGGGTGGTTGATGTAACGGTACTGAGCACATTATACTTTCTGTATAACTACCTCAGCACCACGAAGCATTTGTGTCGCCGAGCAACCAGTCAATTCTAAAGAATTTAGAATGGAACTGCTTGTCCAATCGACACCACCACGCGTGTACCGTTGGCATTTAAGGGAAAACTCCCCTAAAGACCAGTCGGAGAAGTACGTTGCGGGACCCACGACAAGTGGAATTCCATAACGTATTGCTTCGCTCTTGTGCGATACATTCATTCCTAGTATTCGAGTGTAATTACGATTAAAGGTGCCAGTTACTGCGTCTCTTTCAAGACGTTCAATAGCGTCACCTATATTGTAAAACCAATCGACTACGAATGAGAAGGGAACGAGTTCCCAAGCAACGGAAGCGATATTTGTGAAACCAAAATACCCTAATATATTTAGGGTAACATTTGAATCACTAATATCGTATGACGCTGCGCATCGCGCTGATACGGTTGTTGTAGTGGTACCGATCCAATCGTTACCTGTTGGTGTTGGGGCCGATCGTTTTTGCACAACAAAGGAACTCATAGCGTTTCTACGCGAGAGCTTCTTCATGTGATTTTCGATGGCCTTAGCGACATTTATGGCTGCTATAACGTCCCCAACAAGGGGACGTATGCCAAACTGATAACCGAGATCTGCTTTCGCAGCGGCTTTCAGCTTGCCAAGTGTCGTACCAGCAGTGAAGGTGTGTTTCACATTATGATAAATAGAGAAGAAACTCTTCGCTAAATTCTTAAGTGACCCAACTTCGGCGATTGTTGCCAATGATAGTAACCCCGGCTGCATTTGTCCAGACAAATCGGTAAAAACCTCTTGAATGAGGTTGTTAACGTTCGTCTCGGCATGCACAACCGGTGAGCTATAGGCGTCACCAACATATAGAATAGGAACTTGTTTTGCAGAGACACTGTTGACAGTATATAACTGATCACCAATGGATCGCTGAACATCCCCATTCTGTATGAAGTTGACGTCATCCAGAAACTTCCAATGATCACACGGCGACCCTACGGGTCGCGATATGCCATTGTTTTCGTCGGAAATTGATTCCGACGTGACGTTTACGGATGAACCAGGAGTGACCTCTGTGGTCTGATAGATTAACTCACCTGTACTGATGCGATGCACACTGTAAACACAGTGCGAATCTCCAGCAATAATGGGTTTGATAGTCGATCTAGTTCTCATAGAGATTCTCCTTTACTATTTTAGTGGATGGCGGCAGGTTGCTTACCTGCAGTGCTCCCCGTGAGG